ATGTGCGGCATGTCATATATGAAAAACCGCCCAATGCTTTCTGAGATGGCGGGACAACTAACAGAGAAGCAAAAAACTCTTCCCCCCGCTCTTCAAAAAGCTATTTTAGATAGAATGCGTAAGGGCGAGAAACTAAATGACGAAGGTAAAAAAGAGGGAGAATCTATGGGTATGTGGCAAGAAGCAAAGGCAGAACCAACCGCCGTATTCGTTGAGCAGCCTGCTCCTCCATCTGGAGAGATTACTGAAAAAGCCGCTGAAGAAGGCTTGAAAGTTGACGATAAACTTCAAAAAGAACAAGAAGCTGCCGCGCCAAGTAATCCCGGTTTGCAAAGCGAAACTTTCGATAAAACGAAGTAATATTTTTACTCCTTTAAAAAACCGCTAGGAAACTAGCGGTTTTTTTGTTGACAGGATTTGCATTTTGCGCCAAACTACAAACGTGAATAAAAGAGAGCTATTATATAAGCTTGTTGATGTGCCAAAGGGTGCCCCCAAAAACTTCTGGGGCAAAGAAATGAAATTCCTTAATTCTCTCTTAAAAGATTTCCCAGATATGGAATTTTGGGAAAAAACAAAAGTTAACAAGGTCGAGTCCTTAATTTTATACAAAGGCAAAGGCACAAAAATTATTGCCGAACAATACAAACGATATCTTTTTCAACCTGAATTTAAGAATTTTGAAATTAACCTTGGTGATAAGGCTGGGGAAGACTATAATAACAATACAAAACCAAAAACAATTAAGCAATTTTTAAAATGAGTAGAAAAGCAAAAACAGATGGGGACGGAGTATTAACATCGCAAGAACAATTAAAAAGCTTCTTGAAGAACAACAAAGAATCTCATTATAATTTTGAAGACAGCATCGACTATAAGGTTTCGAGTGGTAGTTTGTGCTTCGATTATAATTTAGATGGTGGTCTTGGGCCAGGATTGCATAGGTTCTGCGGAATTAATGAGGGCGGCAAAACAAGCTCCGCTTTGCAATTCATGAAGAACTTTCTAGAAGATAGAAAGGATGACGGCAAAGGTTTTTATATTAAAGCCGAAGGAAGACTGAGCAATGACATGATTGAGCGTTCTGGCGTTAAATTTGTTTTTACTCCAGAAGAATGGGTTACAGGAACGTGTTTTGTTTTTGAATCAAATATTCACGAAACAGTTTTCGATGCAATGCGAGAACTAGTAGGAAAGAACGAAGAAAAGATTAAGTACTTTTTTATTCTCGACTCTGTTGATGGATTAATTAGAAAAATTGATTTAGATAAAACTTTCGAAGAGTCTCAAAAGGTTGCTGGCGGAGCGGTTATTGCCGCCGATCTAATGAAAAGAGTGTCTATCGCGCTTCAAAAGCGTGGTCATATCGCAATCTTTATCTCTCAAGTCAGAGCGGATATTAAACTTGACCCTTACAGTAAGGCTCCAATCAGGCAGACAAGCGCAACAGGCGGCAACGCTTTATTGCATTTTGCCAATTGGATCGTAGAGTTTGAACCACGTTTTAATGGTGACATGTTTTTAGAAAACGCAAGTGGGCAGTATGATGAGCGTAAGAATCCGTACATCGGCCATCTTGTTAAAATTATCGTTAAGAAATCTCCGAACGAAAAGACAAATGCAAAGATTAGATATCCAATTCGTTACGGTCGTAAGAACGGTACTTCAAACTGGATTGAAAAAGAAATCTTTGATTTCTTATTGATGTGGGAATTAGCCACGCAAAGAGGAGCGTGGATCAGTTTCGATGAGGATTTTATTGCCTCAATTAAAGATTCTGGCTTTGAAGATTTCCCAAATCAGGTTCAAGGGGCAGCAAAATTTGAAAAACTAATAATGGAGAACGATAATTTAAAGAACTATCTCATTAAATACATCAAGAGCAATATTTTAAATCAAGCTAATGCAGTTCACAACACTGACGAACAAGAAGAGGAAATGTAGGAATTTACAAAAATACTTGATTGATTGGAGCGGCGATAGCAGAAGCAAGTTTCAATCAGAAGTAAAAAAATTCCTAAAAAGATATTGGCTGCATAATATTGTTTTTGAAGAGTTTCCTATAGTTGGCACTCGCCTGTCCCTTGATTTCTATAATGCGAATAAAAAAATCGCCGTAGAAGTTCAAGGGCGGCAACACGTCAAATACGTAGAGTTTTTTCATCAAAATAGAAGTAACTTTTTAAGTCAATTAAAAAGAGACCAAAATAAAGAAAGATTTTGTGAAATAAATGAAATTAAATTAATAACTATATACGAAAAGGATACTATAGACATACATTTATTTGAGAGTCAAGGTGTAATATTATAAGGACATGAAAGATCAAAACGCGGACAACTTTAAAAACTTTAAAATTCCTGAAAATTATTTCAATAGGCTGTTCGAGTTTACCGGCTGTGACGAGTCTTCTAAAGGTTTTATAGTGGCTTATGTCGATCAACAAGGGTGCCCGATGATCTACAGCAAAATTGGTAGCCCAATCGTTGAAATGGGATTAATAAAAGCTCTCGAAAAGTATCTGGACGAAGTGAATTCTGTGGAAGATTCTGTTGACACGACCATAGAAGAGTGATAGCATGATTTTGCATGATATATTCTTACGATTTAGAAACGCAGTTGCTTGCTGGCCTAATTAAATACCCAGATAGATACGCCGACATATCAGCATTCATCACGGAGAAAGATTTTTGGTCCGAGACATCAAAAATAAATAGAACTCTATTTTCGGTATTAAAGCAAGCGATTGATAATGGCGAAAAGATTGACGAGGTAGTTATCGCCCAAAGGGTAAAAAATTACGGCATTTCTTTCGAGGACAACATTAATCCGTCCGATTATATTGAATCGCTTTCTCTCAAAAAAATCTCACAAGATTCCATTGTTAGCGTAGCAAGAGAATTAAAAAAATATACAATTAGAAGAGAAATAGCTTCTTGCGGGGCTGAGATCAATCGCAAGATGCGCCAAATCTCTCCGTCCTCCGATTACACGACAATCATTGAAACTGCCGATAAGCTATATAACGATCAGATCAACCTCTACGAAACAGGCACTAATCAGCCAGAGAACATCTTCGATCAAATGGAGGAATTGATTGAAGAGAGGGGCAATAATCCTGTAGACGAATTCGGCTTTGCTGGGCCACATAAAAAAGTTCAAGACATGTATGGCTCTTTATTAAGGCCAGGTAATATTACTGTCATTGTTGCTCGTTCTGGTGTTGGAAAAACCCAATTTTGTTTGGATTTCACAACTAAAGTTTCAGAAGCTTATTCCGTTCCGGTTCTGCACTTTGATAATGGAGAAATGAGTAAAGAAGAAATTATCTATAGGCAGTGCGCGGCGATTTCAAAAGTTCCAATGTATTTGCTTGAAAGCGGAAACTGGAGAAAAGCGGGATCAGAAATAGTTCAAAGAGTAAGGTCTGTTTGGGCGGATATTAAAAATAGATATAAACAGCTTTATTACTATAATGTCGGCGGAATGAATGTGGATTCGCAAATTAGCGTTTTAAAGAGATTTTATTACTCAAAGATCGGCAGAAACAATCCACTAATTTTTAGTTTTGACTACATCAAAACAACAAATGAAAACACTGCTAATAAAAAAGAGTGGGAAGTTGTGGGTGAAATGGTTGATAAATATAAAAAATGCATTCAAAGAGATATTCTGGGTGAAGACGGGCCATGCATTTCGATGATGACTTCGGTGCAATCTAACAGAAGCGGTATCGTAACGAATAAACAAGCGGCTAATGTCGTTGATGACGAAAGTATAGTTTCTTTATCGGATCGAATTACTCAGTTTTCATCTCACATGTTCATTCTTCGTAACAAGACGAATGATGAGTTATTAAATGAGCCCGGATTTGGAACTCACAAACTAATCAATATTAAAGCTAGACATTTGGGCAAGGATTTAGAAGGGGCTTTGAATCCAATTAAAATGTCAGACAATACTCTGAAGAAAAATTTTATTAACCTCGAAATCAAAAATTTCTCTGTCGTCGAGAAGGGAGATTTGAGAGATATCGTTGACTCTTTGAACACAAACGCTACAGTATCACAAGATGGAACCGACGACGTACCTGAACTCGATTAAGCAAGACCCAGAAAAGATTGAAAAGATCTTGGTTGACTTGGGTTACAATCTCTTCGATAGAGGCAAGTATTGGCAATCAGCCGCAGTCTATAGAGATGGTGATAATAGAACCGCTCTTCAAATTTGGAAAGACACTGGTATATGGAAAGATTTTGTCGCGAATACTCCGTACATGCCACTGCAAAAATTAATTGAATTAACCTGCAAAGACGACATTAAATTAGGGGAAGTACTATCTTCCATTAAAAATGATACAGAATCGTTTATACCAGTAATTAAA